GAGGAAGAACTGCCAAGCATTGATGAGATGAAGGGCATACTGGCAGAGAAGGCCCCCGCGCCCGCCGAGAAGACCTGCAAATGTGGGCGGTGGACGTGGCTGCCACACCCTCCAACCTGGCAAAGCAATGATGGACGTTGTACAAGCGAGGTCATGTGCACCCAGAATCGTTGCTACACTTACTGCAAGCCGGGTGGCCGCACAGAGCAACTCGTACCCGCCGAGGAGTGCGTGCCGCGGGAGAAGGTCGAGGAGTTGGTGGATCAGTATGCTGGCGTAGAATGGCGATTAGAACCTAAGTATATGGTTGAAGACCTCAATGCCCTACTGAGAGGAGACACCGATGAAACCGGATAGCATTTGGCTGGCGACTGACACTGACTCTGGTGTGCTTGAGCGTAAACCTACCGCTCTGTATGACCAGAAACCGCAACGCCTGCCGAGCGGATTCTTCTACCTCGATGATGAGTATCAGACAAAATGGGCAGTAGTGGACCCCGATGCTGGGAGCGGACCAGACTTCCCGCTGCCTCCCCCAGGCGAATGTCGGCAGTACATCAGCGCGGACAAGCTGCGGGAGCAGCGGGATGCGTGGGCGCTCGATAGAGACCATCGTTGGGAAAGAGCCAACCGCTTCAGAAAAGACAACAGGAACGACCTCTTCATCTATGAGAATGCTACGGGCTGGGCGTATCATGAGATTGTTCGTGGCCTCACCGTCCTGCTGGAAGGAGACAGCGATGAAACCGGATAGCATTTGGCTGGCGACTGACAAGAAACCGTGGAATGAATCCACCTGTCTGTTCGACTCTCTGCCCACTGTCGAGGCCGATACCTGGGTTGCGCTGGGAGCAGGATTCGCAGAGGTCATCGATATGGCGATGCCGAGTGTATCCATTCCGCCCCCTGGCGAGTGCTGGGAGTACATCAGCGCGGCCAAGCTGCGGAAGTTGCGGGACGATTGGACAAACCCCAACATTGGGGTTCGCGCCCGGGGAGGAGAATACAATCTGGGGTTCAGCGATGGCTACACCGAAGCCCAAGGAGTGTTCTCTCGGTTGCTCACCGTCCTGCTCGGCGAAGGGGGCGAGGACGATGCTGCAACGGAACAGCGATGGTATTGTGCCTACTGTTTCAGAACTCATGCATTGCGTGAAGAGTGTCCTAAGAGAAGGGGCGAGGACGATGCCGGAGACAGTGTTGACCGGAACGCTAAGTAAACGAGGAAAGCGGCACTGGGTAAATCAGGTCTTTGGTTCTTCGGGGTGGCGTGGCATACCATCTATAGGTTGGGTATCGTGTACGCGTCCGGAGAAAGGCTTGGTTCTAAGTCCCAACCTACGCAACTGTCCTCCCCGCGAGATAACCGCGCCCACTGCAAGCGCAGACTGGAGGCCGATGATGGAATTCGCAAAGGGTCGGTATAGACGCAAGGTAAATGACGAGTTGGTTGAGGTGCTCAAGGACATGCGCTCTGTTATATCCACGTACCAGGACCAATTATCGGGGCCGATGCCTATCACGGCGGACTGGCTTGATAGGTTTGGTGAGGTTGCCGACGCCCTGGCCGTAGAACTGCCCTGGAGGGAGGCCGATGATGAGTGACGAACCGGACACGATGGTAGAAGTGCGAAGCCTTCTCACGCAACTACGCTATGCCATAGACGAGGGCGAGGAGCCATCGCGGGATTGGTACAAGCTGATCGAACTTGCAGACGAGGCAGCCGACGAACAGGAGGCCCTCCGCGCCCGCGTCGCTGCTTCAGACATTGCCCAGGGCGAGGCCAATCTGACAGTTTATCAACTCAAGAATCAGGTCGCCGAACTGGAGCGTTCACTGCTGCCTTGCGATGACCCCAACTGCCCCGAGTGTAAGGAGATAGACCAGTCGATAAAGAGGGCGGAGCAGGAGTGGAAGAAGCCCAGTCCCCTTGGCGCGATGGTGAACATGGGGCTAATCCAAGAGGCTAGGGCGAGTACGCGGTTAGACAGGGACCAGACGCATTCGGCAGAAGAACGGGAGGCCAGCGATGAGCGCGACGACCTGTGACAAGAAGTGCTGCTATTATTGCGCTGAGAGCAGGGATTGGTTTGACCGTTGGGGGGAGCAGGAGAACCAGTTCTGTCCCGTCACCGGCGAGCGCCTCAACGCAGACGGGACGGTGACGCCAGGGGTGTGGGGTGAGGTGATAGAGGAGCACTGGCTAGTGGATGGCCCCGGCACCACGCCGTTCAAGATACCAATAACGGAACTGAAAGACGAGAACTGCATACCAGGATTCAGCGTTCGCCGCGTTCTCCTCGTCGCCCAGGAAGAGGTGCAGGATGACTGAGGACCTCTTCACAGTCTACCTGGGATCTCGTGGGGGCAAGCGCGTTGCCTTGGAGAACAAACTCCTCCGCGACCATTCCCATATTCCAGAAACCCGCCTGCGCCGCCAACTGCGCCAAGCTTGGGAGGAGGCACGCCCTGCTGCTACGCTCAAGCGGCAGGCTATCGCACTACGCGACTGCGAACGCTGCGAAGGCATGTTCCACAGCGGCTGGGTGCGTGGGGAAGGGCCCGTACCTGCGCCTATCCTGTTCCTAGGAGAGAGCCCTGGACGCAATGAAGCGCAACACCACCGCCCCTTCATCGGGCCAGCTGGAGGGTTGCTCAACGAGCTGCTGGAACTTGCGGGGTGGCCACGCACCGGGGTGTTCATCACCAACGTGGTCAAGTGCTTTACCTTCAGACCTAAGGTACAACTCACCCCCCGGGTTGCGCAGGGTTGCTGGCCTTACTTGCGCGAGGAACTGCGCTGCGTAGATCCAGCATACATAGTCTGCCTGGGGCGCTATGCTTGGGAGAACTGGACAGGCGAACCCCACACCGGGCTGCTGGAAGACCTACGCCAGCAGGTGCACCGCGTGACCCGCCCTGGCCTACGCACCTTCAGTACTGTATTCTGCTACCACCCTGCAGCGGCTCTGCGGCAGCCTCAACGCTACCTGCAGCCGTTGCGGGAAGACTTCGCTTGGCTAGGGGAAACTGCCGGTCCGTGGGTAGACTATCGTATGCTCTCAGAGGAAAGCGAGTGATGACTATGAATAAACCCCAAGGTCTACTCAAGCATCGCCACTGCGCTGACTGCGGTAACGCGATGATGAAGAAGAACGAGACGGTGGTGCGTGTGGAGGTAACCCCAAATGTATTCCGCCGGTTGCCAGTGTGCTCTGCGTGCCTGCAAAACCACGTGCGGCGCTCTATCAACCTGAGCAAGGAGGATAAACACTGATGGCTTGGGAGGTTCGCCAGGGCGACGTGCTGGAGCGGCTCGCGGAGGTCGAGTCTGACTCCGTGGATTGTATCCTGACCAGCCCGCCGTACTGGGGCTTGCGTGATTACGGCGTCGAGGGGCAGCTTGGGTTGGAGCCCCACCCGGAGGAGTATCTCGAGAAGCTCTGGGAGGTCGCCGAGGAGTGCCGCCGGGTGCTCAAGCCAAGCGGGGTGTGCTGGTGGAATCTGGGGGATACCTACGGTTCTGGTGCGGGGGAGCAGACCGGGAAGAGCACACTTACGGGGGGCAAGCTGACGCTGGAGAAGCAGGTAGCGCGGAAAGCGATTAGCGACGGCGCCTGGCTACGCCCCAAGCAACTCCTCGGCATACCCTGGCGCTTCGCTATCGGTGCCCAGGAGCGCGGCTGGCTGCTGCGAAACTCGGTGGTATGGCACAAGCCGAACGCTATGCCTTCCTCGGTGCGCGACAGGTTCTCCTGCACTTATGAGTTCGTGTTCCTGCTGGTGAAGGAGCCGCGCTACTGGTTTGACCTTGACGCGGTGCGGGAACCGTGTTCTGCGTCTACCCTTCAGTGGGGCGGAGGCAAGCAAGGATGGGGGGTATCAAATCCGCTTCACGCTACACCACAAGGAACGCATGGCCCATCTCTACGAGGCGAAGGGCGTTGTGGAGAGAACCCGGATGCCGGCAAGAACCCCGGCGACTGCTGGGACATTTGCACCGAGGCCTTCCCGGAAGCTCACTTCGCGGTCTTCCCTTCCGCCCTGGTGCGTCGCTGCTTGCGGGCCGGGTGCCCGGCGCAGGTATGCGAGGAGTGCGGGAAGCCGTGGGAGCGGGTGACGGAGCAAAATGCCACAGGCCGAACCCTGGGTGACCCCAAGGAGTACAAGTCCAGTCCGACACCTGGCGATCCGAGAAAGCGAGGAGTGGGGCGTGCTGGTGAATCATGCAACGTGACCATAGGCTGGCAACCCACCTGCACCTGCTCCGCCGGCACCAAGCCGGGCCTTGTCCTCGACCCCTTCTGCGGAGCAGGCACAACCGGGCTGGTGGCCACGCAGGAAGGCCGGAACTTCCTCGGCATAGAGCTCAACTCTGAGTACGTGGCGATGGCGGAGTATAGGATCAGCCAAGCTGAAATGCCCCTATTCTAAGAAGGAGGAGACATTATGACAAGTAAGCGCAAAAAGAAAGCCCCGGCCCAGCGACTCCAACGTGTAGCGCGACTACGTATCCAGGACTTCCGAGGCATAGAGACCTTAGACCTGGAACCTGGCGCAGTAACCCTAGCCGAAGGGGGCACCGGTGCTGGTAAGACTTCTATACTAGAAGCCCTCCAGGTGGCCCTCTCCAACGCCGGGCAGCACCCCCGCCTGGTCCGAGAGGGGGCTGACTATGCCGTCATCCTGGTAGAGTTAGATGATGGCACCGAAGTGAAGCGTACACTCTCCACCGGCAAGGACACCGGCTCTGTCACCGTAACGGACCCTGACGGTCACTCGGTACGTGCTCCCCAGGCTTACCTAGATGGACTAGTAGATGCCTTAGCCTTCAACCCCGTGGAGTTCCTCTCTATGGAATCCAAGGAACAAGCACGGCTGCTGTTGGAAGCTTTGCCCCTGGAGCCACTTACCGAGGGTGACTTACACGATCTCATCGGCGACGTGGACTTCGCTGCTGAAGGGTGGAGCACCATGCACCCTCTGGTGACCCTCCGGGGGTTGGAGCGTGAAGTGTTCGACGAGCGCACCTTGCTCAACCGTGACGCCAAAGAAGCCACCATCGCCGCCAAGGATCTGTGCGATGGCATCCCTGCGGACTTTGACGCTGAAGCCTGGGCAGACGTGGATAGTACCAGCCTCAGCGAAGAACTCTCCGCTGCCAACCATGCTCAAGCTGAATACCAGCGCCTAGCTAGCGACTTGGCAGAGGCCGAGGAACGGGCGGATCAACTCCGGGAACGCCTCAAGGCAGCTATCGTTACCCGCAGCCACTTAGTTACAGAGATAGAATCCCTTGGCGAACATCCTGATCCTGAACCTCTACGGCGGCGCATGGCTGACTATGACCAGTCACGTCGTCACCTACAGGCTCTGGAAGATGCCCAAGCGAAAAAAGAAGCCGCTGAAGAGTGGGAGCAGCTAAGTGTTACTCTCACCGAAGCTCTAGGCAGGATCCGGTCCAAGCCTGCAGAGCTACTTCGGGTGGCTGACTTACCTGTGGAGGGGCTATCTCTCGCCGACGATGGTACCATCCTCATCGACGACCGCCCTATTGCCAGCCTTAGCGACGGTGAGAAGGTCACGCTGGCTCTAACCCTAGCCCAAGAACGTGTAGGCACCCTAGGGCTGCTATTGGTAGACGGGCTGGAGAAGCTAGACGCGGACCTGCAGGAAGAACTCCTGGACCAGGCGGCAGTCGGTCCTTACCAGTGGCTGCTCACCCGCGTTACTGCAGGGGAACTAGAGGTGCATATCCTGTGAGTAGCACGTTGAGCAGCTGGGAAGTGCAGGAGGGTGACTGCCTTGCCCTCCTGCCTGCTCTCTCAGAGAACTCCGTAGAGCTGGTCTGCACCGACCCACCCTATGGCATTAGCAAGCCATTTCTAAGCAGCCCATGAATGCGGCTATGCTCAGCGCGGGAGACCTGTGCCAGATTCTCGATAGAGTCATTCAGAGAGTTACCGTCTCTATGATGAATGATGACCCCTTTGGGAAGATGACCATGAATCTGTTCCCATACATATCGAGACAATGGCATCCAGACATTGGGTTCAGCAGTCTTAATCCAGTTGCGGGAGCTTCTATCTCGACTCCGGTTGCGTTGTCGTATCGTGCCGATTGGTTGCGCGTTGATAGGTCTATGGCCTACTCGAAATTCGGTCTGAGGAGAAAGATGAATGCCGACAAGCCCCTTGTTCCAAGCAGTCTGGTCTGGTTTAAATGCGTTGACGGGCGGAATGCCTTTACGTAGGCTATTGCCCTGCCATGCACGCCGCCTACCTTCAGCATTGCAAATAGAGGAACAATAACGGGCACTCTTCTCTCTGTACTTGGGAACATTGAAGACGGTATCGCATATCACACACACAACACTTGCTCGCGACTTTCTCATTTCATATCACCAGAGACAGTTTACCACTGAAAGCACCGATTGTCAACCGGAGGCAGCGGCACCACCATCGCGGCGGCTATCGGCGAAGGCAAGCGCGGCCTTGGTATAGAGCTGGACCCTGAATACGCCGCCATCGCCCGTGCCCGCTGCTGCCACGCCGCCCACCAAGCCAATCTGCGCCTGTTCTAACTCCTCCCCTCCTCCTCTCTACCCTTGCCCCTCCTCCCCCTTAATAAACAAAACCTTTCCTCACAGGCTTGACTTTTCTTCGCCAATCTTCTTACAATTAGTTATGGCTCTGACCAAATCAGCCATCCATCGGATACAACCGCTATGCCGGTAACCTCTTCCGACAAACCAAAACTGCCCTCCCCCAAGTCATTGGCCGCCCTCGCCGACTACCTCGCCATGGGCCCCGCCCGCTCTCTGGGGAAGCTGGTGGCCTTGTATAAGCAAGTAAAGCAAAATGGAAGTAAAGTGCCTCCGCCTTCCGTCTCTCTTAAAACTATAACCAAGTGGTCATGGCAGCATGGCTGGCAGGCAGAGGTCCGCAAGTACGAAGCAGGCATCGCCGAAACCAAACTCACTGAAGCTCAGGCTGCTCGCAACGAGTGGCGTGGACTCATTGATGAAGCCAAGGCGGAGCTGCGCCGGTGCCTGGAGGAGAAAGAATTCATTGCTGATAGGGTGAAGGATCTGGCTGACCTAGCCAAGCTGGAGTTCCAGATTCTCGGCGAGCCTTTGGTGGACGCGGTACGGGTAGACGCCAACCTGGAGGTGACCCTCGGTGCCCTTAGCAGCGGTGAGCTCAAAGCTCTCCTCGCTGACCTGGCGGGAGAAAGCGATAGCGGCGATAGCGAGCAAAGTTAAACGCATGGCGGAGGGGGCCACCCATGACCCTCTAGCCTTCGCCAGAGTCCATATGCGCACTGAGCGCGGTCGGTTGCTGGTCTTCAACGATCGCCCTTACCTCCGACAGATGATCTCTGACGATGCGCCGAATCAGGTCACCGTGGCCTGCGCTCAGAGCGGCAAGACGGTCGCCTACCTCTCCAAGCTTTTCTGGCGGATGGCTATGCAACCTGAAGGGCTGCCGCGCACTGCAATCTACACTTTTCCGACTGATACCGATGTTAACGAATTCTCCAAAGCGCGGGCGAAGCCTATGCTGATGGGCAGCCCGCTGCTGGCTGGCCTCATCGCAAACCTGGACAGCGCCGGCGTGAAGCAGTTCCGCAATGGCTCCACCATCTACTTCCGGGGCACCTGGACGGAGCGCGCTGCTCTGAGTGTCCCCGCTGACATCCTCGCTCACGATGAGCTAGACCGCTCTAAGCCTGATACCCTCCAGCTGTTCACCGACAGGCTCCGCGCTTCCGATGACCAGCGCCGCTACGTATTCGGCACCCCTACAATCCCCGGTTTTGGAGTGAGTGCCGCCTGGCAATACTCCAACCAGCACGAGTGGGTGTGGATCTGCGGCCAGTGCGGGCTCGCTCAGATCTTTGCTCCTATGGACAGGCACTGCCTGTGGGGTGAGCACCTGGACCTGGACGAGGGGGTATTCCGTTGCCGAACCTGTGGTGCCCCGGTGGAGCGCCAGTGGGTGCTGGAGGGCTGCTGGGAGCCGCAGAACCCCCATGAAGCCACCGCCGGCTATCATGTAACCGGTATCATGCCTGCTACTGCCGATGCTGCGAAGCTGGCCTCAGACTTCCAGCAGGTCGTCTTCCCGGAGCTGTGGGTGCAAGGTCACCTGGGCTTGCCTGAGACCTCTGGTGAGAAAGCACTCACCCGCGATATGGTCAAGTTCGGCGACTGGCCTAATAAGCTGCGCAGTAAAGCATACACCTATGGCGGTCTGGACCAGGGGAAGAAGCTCGACCTTATAGTAGGGGATGGCCAGGGGCATATCTTTTCTGTCCAGCGATTGGATGACTGGGAGCAGGTCCGCCAGGCCATAAAGCTGCTCAATATCCGGATGCTGGTATGCGACAATATGCCGGATGCCCGCCCCGTGCAGAATCTCATCGCTCAGTTCCCGGGGCGGGTGCTGATGTGCGATTATTCCCTCTATGCTATCAAAGATCAGACCTGGGCTGTCAAGGTCAAAAAGGAACCGCGTATCCGGGCGAACCGAACCGGCGGCCTAGATGAGACCCGCGAGCGTATTGCTATGGGAACAGAAGGTGGAGATGTTTTCCCTGCGCTCCCGCATGATGAGGAGACGGAACTGCTGAACCAGCTGACTGCTTCCGTGCGCACTATGGAGCCGGATCCCCATGGTAATCTACGGGCTACCTGGAAAGAGATCGGCCCTGACCATTTTCGTCATGCTCACCTATACTACACGCTGGCTGTCGCTGCGGCCACGGGGCACGTGCAGCGACGAGTGCGTATCTCGAGTCCGGTAAGGTAGAACTATGCCACCACGTCGCAAGAAAAGCTGGGTACCACGGTTCGTGTGGGGTGAAACCCGACGCGAGCATGCCTACGCAAATGTGATTCGCGAAGCCGCCTCCTGGATTGCAGAGCGGGAAGAAGAAGACGCGCACTGGCAGAAGTTGAGTGCTACAGGTGCAGACCAACAGGCGGGCCCTCTCCCGCGCGCACAGATGATAGCCTGGGCACGGTGGGCTTTTGCTGGTGGCGACCCCTTCATCCAGCAGGGTATCGGCCTGCTGACCAAGTTCTGCTTCGGCAACGGTATGGACGGCCCCCAAGGTGACTCTACCGAGATAGCCCCTCTCCTGGACTTCTGGCAGCATCGCGATAATAAGCGGGCGCTATTCGGCATCCGTGCTCAGTACGAGGCTTCCAACGCGCTGCTTATCGATGGTGACCTATTCCTAGCGGTATACCCGGATGATACTCCGGTGCAGGTGCGGGTATTTCCTACCCTGAACGTGCAGCGGATTATCACCGACCCTGATGACTCCACGCGGCCATTGTACTATGCAACTCGCTACCTCAAGCAAATCTTCAACAAAGAGTTAGGGATGCTGGTGGCGGATGGCAACTGGGCTTGGCGGTACTACCGAGATATAAACAACGATGACCCGAACAAGGACCCCTTGGCCAATGAGATAGATTCTGATGGGAAGATGGTCTTATACCATGTTCCTCTCAACCGGGCGCCAGGCAGTTCCTACGGTAGCTCCGGGGCAGCGGGTGCGTATCGATGGACAAACTACGCTCGTGATATTTGCCGGGACCAAGCGACTCTCTCCAAGGTCACCGCGGCTCTGGCGCTGATGGCGAAGGTCTCTGGTGACACCACCAGTGTAGAGCGCATTATGACAGATCTGGAGAGCCTCAGCGATGATGAAGAACTCCCCGTGGCTGGCGACCTGAACTTCCAGCAGGGTGAGTGGGAGCTAAAGGTGGATCGGCCCCCCTTCGGCTCCAAAGATGCTTGGGTGAATGACCGGATAATGCGCATACGGGTGGTGGCGGCGCTGGGGCTCTCGCTCCACTACCTGGGGGATCCGGAGAATGCGAACCTCGCCACCTCTACCTCTATGGAGGCTCCCCAGCAAAAGCACTTCGAGAGCTACCAGGCTCTATGGCTGGAGATCTTCAGTGACCTGCTGAACTTCGCTGGGGAGAAGGCCGGTATGAGCAAGGTTGATGAGGCTTACAAGATACCGGTGCCGCGGCTGCTGGAGCCGAATGTCGCAGCCTATGGCAAGCAGATCCTGGACTCGCTGGATATGAACCTGCTGACCGATGAGCAAGCGGCGCAGCGGAACTTCGAGCTGCTGGGGTTCGACGATATCCCCGAGCAGATGCGCTTGTGGCGGGAAGATGCAGAAGCCCGTGAGGAAGAAGAACCCGCTGCGCAGATGCTAGTAGCACCTATGCCACCACCAGAGGCGGTTCCGACGGTTGAGGAGGTCAGCAAATGGTAGCCACTGCAACCGCAGTCTGGCAGGAAGCGTCTATCGTTGGCCAGTTCAGCAGGGGAGCCCGCAATGAGCGGCTGCTGCGCAAAGTCATCCTGGAAGATCTCACGCGGCAATACCAGAGTGAGGCGCAGAAGTTCTTCACTGAGTTGGGAGGACAGGGTAAGTTCAAGCTGGAGGCCAAGTGGAAGCAGAAGAACCTAGAGCGCAAAGCACGAGTCATGTCCAAAGCTCTGTCTAAGACCATGGCCAAAGAAGAAGCGCGGATCATGCAACTCCCTGCAGGTGAGCGTAAAGCAGCCCGTGCCGCTATGCGACACTATAAGCAGGGGCAGCTGCGGGGTCTGCTGCGCCAGGAAGCGGTCTTCCAGGCTAAGACGGATATGCTGGTTCACTCGGGGGTCATCAATCCCCAAAAGGCTCAGGTGATGTACTTTCGTAACGAGGGGCCGCGGCCCTGTATGACCTGTATCGGAATAGAAGGAGGCAACCCTTACACAGTGGAAGATGCTACTACCTTAGGAGCAGCGGCGCACCCGAATTGTCTATGTTCCTGGCAGCAGGGGTGGGAAGTGGATCAAACTTTCCTGAACAATACCAAGCGGCAGGTGGCGGATGGTGAGGTGCGCTTATGGCAGGGGCGAGGGCGCACCCCAGCGCAGGGACGAGCAGTAGAGAAGACAGCTCTCATGCAAGAATTTCCTGGCAACTGGACGACTCGCCGGGCATATCAGGTCCGGGTGGCTGGCCAACGTCATCGGCGTAAGCGAGAAGCAGCCGCAGTTCGGAGTGCAATGTGAAGCGGAGGGGTTTTGTCATACAAAATGACAAACTTACGATCTGACAGTATGACGTTTTTACGCAGAAATGGCTAATTAAGACCTAAGAAGTGTCTGACAGTATGACAAAATTACACGAAATTGGCCCTAAAAGTCCTGTATACGTGTAATTGTCAGCACACCGTAAGGTACATATAAGGGAAAAACCTCCTAATGAGGCGGGGGAGTTCGTCAGACGATATGACAAAACGACAGTATGACGATATGACAAACCGAGAAGGAGACGATGAACTATGGGCTTGATGTCGCAGACACAAATACACTACGTTACTGATTTGCTGGCCGGGCGTATCCTGGCGATGGTTCACACCCCGCTGGCGAACGCACTGGCCGCCAACACAGAAGAGGGGCTGGCTACCTACCTGGATGACGCTTCCAGCGATCCGGATCTGCAGGCGGCACTGCTGGATGCACTCTCCACGGTGGACCGCCAAGCCCTCAGCTCCGGCATGGCCACCTACTTTGACCGGATGCTTACCAACCGGGAATGGCGGGATGTGGTCCGGGATATCTCCACCTATGTCAAGAGCACCGACGGCGGCAGCTATGCCAACCTGGCCGCCTACCTCACTGGGGTAACCGGGACTCTGCACCCAGTCATCGCTGAGCTTTGCATCGCAGCGTTGGGGCGGGCTGCTATGGAGACCTCCGGGGCCCCTATCGGCATGATCCACCCGAAGATGATGGCTCGCGCCTTCGATAAGGTCTATGTCGGCCCGATGGGCACGTTGGTGGATGACACCACGGACGCTGGTGACACCGATGTTGGTGACGTGACCTGCTTCGCGGCCAATGACGATATCATAGCGCTGGGCTCTCGCTACAAGTTCAATCACCTGCTGCTGGAGCTTGGCACTCTGGCGACTGCCGATGTCACACTGGAAGGTTTCTACTGGAATGGCTCCAGCTGGTCTGAACTCACGCTTACCGACCAGACAACCGGCTTCAGCGTCAACGGTGGCCATATCACCTGGACGATGCCGACCGATTGGGTTCCTACCCGACTGGATATGGACTCGCCGCAGGCTGTCTTCGCCGATGCCGAGGAGGGCGAGTACTACTACGTTATCCTCCAGGGCCAGACGCAGGCAACTGACCCACTACTGACCTGGATATTGATGGTGCCGGAAGCACTGATGGCACCCGACAACGCGCTGGAACTTTACGGGATGAGTGACCAGCCGCCCTTGGCTATCGTGCGTATCACTGACACTAATGTCTGCACGGTGACTGAAATCCAGGACCCGGACGGCAATCGCTTTGTCTATCCGGGCACTGGCAATAGCGAGCTCGAACTTCGGGCTATCACCATCCTAACCGAGGATGTCACCTTCACACTAGGTTACAAAGACCAAGCAGGCGCTGCTTCCACGAAGGCGCAGACCGCGTGGACTGGGGCGGTGGCAGCAGGCGGCACTAAGACACTCGCTCTCGATGGTGACACCGGCCTCAGTGAGTTGACAGGTAGCACCTGTGCTATCACTACGGCCAACACCAGCGGCGTCTTCGTCATCGAGGTCGCCGACTATTCCAGAGCAATCCAAGCAATCTAAGGAGCGAAATAAGATGGCAAACAGACCAGTACAAGACGGTAGCGGCAAAGGCCAGGGGCAACCTGGCGGCGGTCGTCGGAATGCTAATTCTCAACCCTGCAAGGGCACTGGGCCGGGCTATAGTAAGGGCGGAGGTCGGGGTGGCGGGAAGGGCCGCTAGCTATGCCCTACACCAGCAATGCGCAACTGCCAGCCGCAATACAGGGACTGCCGGCCCACGCTAAGACTATCTGGCGGAAGGCCTTCAATGCATCCCTAGCGCGGGGGCTCAGCGAAAACCGCGCACGGCGCATTGCTTGGTCAGCAGTCAAACAGTCCTATAAGAAAGTAGGTGACGAGTGGGTGAGAAAAAGCACTGCCGAATCCAACATACGTACTCGCAAGATGACCCTGCGAGAAGCCCTGCCTATTCCCGCCGCTGTGGATGAAAGTGGAGTGGCTCACGATTGCACTTTCATCCAGGCGGGTTTAAATAAGACACGCCGGCGCTTTTACACCCCTGAGTTTCTCCGGGGCAACGTGGAGCGCTTCGACAAAAGCTTCTGCTATGCTGATCATCCTTCCCGGTCTGACGAGCGGGATCAACCCGAGCGTCATATCCGTAGCGTAGCAGCGGTGACGGAAAACGCCCGCTGGGATGAAGTCCAGCAGGCAGTCGTGGGGGATGTACGTTTCCTAGACAACGAAACCGGTCGTGATATACGAGCCACCTTCGCCAATGAAACAGTACGCGCTCGCGCGGGTCACAGCATCTACCTCTTGGGTGATGTTCGGGTAGAGCGGAAGAAAGTGAAGGAGAGCGGTGGCTGGGTGGATTTTCCTGTGACTATCGCAAGCGAGGGGCAGTTCGACGTAGACTTCGTAACCGCCCCTACCGCAGGTGGCCGTGTATCCGAAATAAGAGAAGGAGGCACAGAGATGCCCGAATGGGAAGACTTGACGCTTGAAGAACTGCAAGACCAGCGCCCCGACCTGGTTAAGGCGCTTGCATCTGAACCGGCCAGCGCTAAGAAGGCCGAAGAGCCTGAAGAGGTTGTAGAGCCTGAAGAGAAGCCGGAAGACGTGGCGGCTATAGCTGCTGAGAGCGATCGTGATACCGATATCACGAAACGCTTGGACGCAGTGGAAGCCCGCGAGCGCCGTGCGGATGCTCGTGAAGTGGTCACCGCGCAGCTGGCGGAAAGCAAGCTCACCGACAAAGGCCAGGTCATTCTACGGAAGCGCTTCGCCGAAGTAGAAGCTCCTGACGCAGCTGAGTTCACCAAACTGGTGGAGTCGGCGGTCGCGGAGATGCAAGAACTGGAGAAGGACCTCCGCTCTGCTGGACGAGGGCGGGGTATCACCGTAGAAGATACGCCGGAAGACTTCAGTGCGAAGAAGCGTAGCGCAGAGGCCTCTGGCTTCGAGGACAAAGACAAAGACAACGATAAGGAAGGTGATAAATAATGGCCACATCAATTCCGTGGAAGTGGATGCGCGGTCAGAAGCTGACCGTTAAAATGCCAGCCACTGCTGTAGCGTTTACCGATACTGGTAGTCCCTGTGAACTCGATACGGGAGCTCTCAAGGAGGCGACCAACGAAGCAGCGGTCTTCGGAGTAGCAATCAATGAACCTGGTGCCAGCGAGGAAGTTATTGTTATTGTCAGCAATGATATCTTTCGCGTGAAGGCGGTTGCTGGACAGGACTTGACACCTGGTGACATTGTCGAACTCGAAACTACCGGAGAAGTGACGGTACTTGCTTCCGGTAAGCCGGTCGGGTGCGTGGTTGACTATGACCCGGATACTGCGGGTTACGTTCATATCCAGGCGTCGTTCAATCACCTGGTTGCCTATACTCTCCTGGCGGCTAACACCGTAGACTCCGCTATGTATGTTGACGCTTCCATCGACGAGGAGCATCTGGCGGACAATTCGCTGGACTCCGATTCGTATGTTGATGGATCCGTTGACCCGATTCACTTGGCTGCCACCAACACCGAGCATATGGCCTGGGTTCACTACGCCGGAGTAGCCGATATCACTGCTACCCTAGCGGAGTTCGTCATAGCGGTTCCGGCACACGCTGGAGTCATCAGCGCAGCCGGCATGATTCTGGAAGAGGCGGGCGATGACGGCACCGATGCGTTGACTCTGACGCTGGACGTGCAGATAGGTGGCGTTACTATCTTCACAACCGCTCCGGTCATCGATGGCGGCAACGCTGCCTGTGACGGCACGGTGGATACGTTCAATGCCGGCACTGGTATCACTGTTGGTGTCATCGACGCTACTGCCAATGACTATGCTGCCCTTGACCTCATCGAGGTCACCGCAACACTAGTTCATACCACGCCTGAGACTGAGATGTCCGGGCTAACCATCTACATCGAAACTGACGCCAAGGTTGGCGCGTAAAGGAGGCGCACATAATGGCAAAAATGAAGGAAATGGATCAGAAAGAATCTCGGCGCTTCTTTACGGGCTTCCGCAGCGTCAGCAGGCTGATAGAAGCTTACCAGCCGGAAGACATGGCCGCCTGGTCAGAAACCGAGCGGCTCTTCAAACGCGGCAAGATCGAAGAAGCAATGGACACGGATGACCTGCCTATCATGTTGGCGGGCAACGCCGACCTGCACCTGCAAGCGGGCTACAAGCAACTAGAGCAACCCTGGCGGCAGGTCTTCGGCACCCGGTCCTACGATAACTTCCGCGAGCAGAAGATAGCTGATCTGCTCGAGATCGAAACCGATGACGAAACGGGCAACACTGCCCTGAGCAACACGCTCCCGGAGGTACCCGAGAATCACGGCTACTCCGAAGCGGTGCTCTCCGAATACTATGAGCTGGCCCAGATATACACCTACGGTGTGACCTTCAGCTTGTCGCGTCAGATGCTGACGAATGACACGCTGGGGAGGTTCCAAACACTGACGGTTAAGCTGGGTAACCTCGTAGCTCGGACGGTCAACGCTCATGTCAATAACTGCCTAGAGGCAGACGCTTCTACCACCAACTCCGGGCCCTCGATGGTGGACGGCTTCAAGCTGTTCAACATCGGGAGCCGGGCCACCGATAACATGACCAGCGCGGCTCTGCCGCTCAGTCACGATAACGTAGTTGGAGAGTACCCGAAGTTCGCGGCGCAGCAAGCCCCGAACGGGTTCACCAACGATGAGCTCGGTATCTATCCGAAGTTCCTGGTTGTGCCGACAGCTCTACGCTTCCAGGCTGACTATCTGTGCAGCCAGGCTAGCGTCAGGCTGATCGGTGCTCCCGCCAGTAACACGCTGGAGCCGGACCTGAACGTCCTAGCCGGACAGCTGGTTCCTGTTTGCCTGCCGGGTCTGAGTTCGGCAGTGGACTGGTACTTAGCCGCTGCTCCGGCAGACTGCGGCACTATCGATGTCGCCTATCTCAACGGTCGGCAGGAGCCTTCCTTGTTCGTACAGCAGGAAGGGATGCACGATCTCTCGGATGCGGATGGCATCAAGTACAAGGTCCGCCACGACTGGGATGTCTTCCCGGTCACTTATCACGGGATGCGCAAGGTTGACGACACAACCTAAGGAGCACTGAGCTATGGCGACGACATATGACCTGACCACTGACACTGGCCTCGTCCGGCTGAACATCGGCGACACTGACGTATCCGCTGCTCAGTTTGATGATGATGAAGTCACAGCTCTTCTGAACGCCGCTAACAGCAGTATAGAGGGCGCAAGTGCGAAGGCACTCCGCGCTTGGGCTGCTGCTCTAGCTCGCGAGGATGAGCTGGTGAGGGTCGGTGCATGGACAGGTGACCGTCGCGATGTCGTAGCAAGGATGCTCAAACTAGCAACTGCGTTCGCGGAAGCGGTGGTAACTGGCGCTGCTGCCACCCGCCGCTTCCATACCGTACCTCTAGACTGGATGTGAGGCGATGAGTTGGAAAACTAGTCAGGTTATCAAAGAGTCGGGAATCTACCGCTGTGACCGCTGCCTGAAAATGCGCACCCTAGAGGCGGAAAAGCGCTTCCCCTTTTGCGACGGGAGAACAACCTGGACAAAGGGCGAAGCGCGACTCACGGAGGTACGGGTAGTGGAGTCAATTGCTACTATCCGGGATCAGGTCCGGCGGCCTACCGAGAAACAGTTAGCAGCACCTATCAACTCAAACGCGCGATCCCGGCCTAAGCGCATTCACTGGAGCCGACCTAAGCGATGACCTACACGACCCGCTTTGCCGCTTCGCTCACCGACACCTGCGATATCACGCGCAGTACCGTGTCGGTGAGCGCGGATGGCGATATGGAGATTGGTGCCCCGGCGGCTGCTGCCAGTGATGTGGCCTGTATCCTGGCTCCGATCTCGGCTAGTGATGACCTGATGGCTGTAGGTCCTCTGCCGCGGCATGTGCTACGGCTATTCGTGCCAGCGGGTACTGACCTCCAGGAGAATGATAAGGTGACCGTGGGTGCCAATACTTATTCTGTTGTGGCTCCGCCGGAGATCTTCGACTCGCGTGGCGGGGTACCTCATCATCTGGAAGCGATAGTCGAAAAGCAGGCGGTGAGCTAATGGCCTTCCCGGCCCAAACTGAAGCAGCCCTAGACGCGCTGCGTACGGCTATTGGGGCGGCCACCACTATCGGCACTGCCCCGGACCACGAGACTTTCACCTGGGCTTGGAAGCTGGAGGGCCCGCCGTTGCGCTGGCTGGATAGCCTCTCCGACTATCCGGTCATCATCCTCCAACCAGGCGATACCGAGATAACCGGAGGTCCGGCTCTGGCGCAGTGTGACCTGACCGTTACCTTGCATATAGTCATCAAAGCAAGCTCAGCTTTCACCAGCGTACAGTCCAATAAGATTTACGAACTGACCCGTATGGTTGGTGAGCAGGTAGTATCCGACATAATGGACGCTGGTAAAGCCCTCAACACCGAATGGGTTTCTGACCGCTACCTGCTCTCTTTCGGTATGAACTATCCTGACACCGAAGAGGTCTTCGACGACGGGCTGGCTATCTTCGGTGCTGCGCTCATGATACGGTATTTTCTGGGGGAAACTAATGCTCCGTAAGAGCGTCACCAGCAACGCGAAGCAACTCTCTGCTCGCATAGAGCGGCGGTCTGCCTGGTATGTCAAAGAGATACAGGAAGCCACCAAGGAGAATGGCGAACTGGTCCGAAAGCGTGCTCGCACCTTTACAGCACGGCGCTACTTTTCCCTAAAGCAACTTCGCGAGATGGGGCATCCCTATGCGAAACGCGCCCCTCGCCCGCCGGTCGCTGCTCATATCATCAACAGGCAGACTGGCGAAATCCATCGCCGCTGGACCTTGACTCATCGCAGAACCGTGGACGGTATCCTAGTATGGGTAACTAACCAGGCCAAGCACGCCAAGTATATGCTCGGCACCACCAAGATGATTGTCCGCCCAGTCTTGGAAGAAGCAGTCAAGCGAACCAAACCACAACGAGATCGTAACATCCGCAATGCACGGCGGCGCGTATATTATCGCGTCACCGGAAAGTAGAGGAGGCAGTACCATGCCTGAAAATGTAATCTTCGGAAGAGACGGAAGTATATTAACGGTGGGAGATAAGAATCTCTTGGGGACCTTCAAAACCTGCTCCATCCGGGTCACGAAGGACAACGTGGACCATAGCGGCCCCCAGGATGAGTGGGTTTTCCGGACCCCTCGGCGAAACGACTGCAGCGTGGATATCGAGACCTTCATCCGTACCGCCAGCGATGACGATAGCTTTGACCTGGTGATGCCGTTCGGTACGGATACAGTAACGCTTACCTGCGACCTCCCCTCGGGAAAGACATTCACCGGGGACTTCCACGTGGCAGAGGTAGGGGTCTCGGTCAGCGACGAGCCTAATGCTCAGAGTCTCCGGCTGGAAAGCACCGGTGAGCCCACTTCTACGTAGATGTAAATACTAACCCAGGAGGAATACTATATGCCTAACAAAAAGGAACAGGCGCAGACGGTTGTACAGACGACAGACGGCGTATCGACCAAGGATGAGCTGTTAGCTGATTTTGCCGAAGCAGCACCAACCGAGATCGTGAACAAGGTTCTAGTTCGCGGTCTCACTGGTGAGGAATACCAGAACCTGCAAGGCATGCGCATATCAGCTGCTCAGGGGGCAGATGCCCAGAACACTGAGGCGGCTTTCCGGAAAGCTGAGATGCTGGCCTTCCTCACTTTTGGTGTCATAGAGCCGCGGTTCAAGAAGGAGGAGTGGCAAGCAATCATGCGTACTACCCCCCACCAGAAACTGGATGCGATTATGCAGGCTATTCAACGCCTGACCGGTGTGGGGTCCTTCCTGCAGGAAGTAACAAAAAACGTCTTAAGGGAGACCGAGCTTACCGGGAAGAACTCCGGCTAGCGCTGAAGTATCTTCACCGGCACCCGTCAGAGGTTGCTCTATCTCCCTTAGGGTATGCAGAGCTGTCGGCCATCGAGGAGCTGGCGGAACCTAGGCTCTGTCCGGATTGCGAGTTGGAACTATTGCTGAGCACACAGCATGTGACCTGTGAAGCTTGTGGTGGCCACTATAAGGATCAGCAGATAACCCATCTTCTGGAACAGCGAGGTAGGCATTAATGCCTGCGGTAGACAGACTGACAACTCTCCTGCAAGTAGTGGGCACCCGGGCTTACCGGGCGGCTATGCGCTCTAGCGCGGTTTCTACCTTGGGGGTAGCTGCTGCTGAGGAGAAGACTGCCGGTTCCCACGCTGCGCTTACGGGTAGCACTGCTGTCCTGACTAGGATAGTTGCTCAGCTGGCTCTGGTGATGGGAGTAGCGGCTGCCTCCACGCATGGGCTGAGCCAGGCCGAACTGGAAACTGTTGCTGCTGGTCAGGCACTCGCTGCAAC